TTTCTATTTTCACAGAATCCATTTTGTAGATAGTGATCTATTCCAGATACAAATGTTCCTTTTTTAACAGCAGCTGCAATATCTGGATTTAAATCAAGATAATCTCCTTCACAATATTCTTCTGGTATTGGTGGTAAAGCTAATCTACCTTCTTTCTTTCCATAATCAGCATAATGTTTATATGGGTTTTCTTTATAAGTTGCGTTACTTGCTATATCTGTATACCTCTTTAAATACCAATTTTTACTGAATAAATACATAGAATAATTCATCTCCTCTTTAACTTCTTTATTATTTGTTGTAATAATATTATTATCTATCCCCTTAGCTATTGCTAAAGCTACTTTATCTGCTGTATATTTAGAAACATCATTTGTATTTCCTACAAATAAAGGCTCTATTAATATAGCAGGCATATTAGTTTTCCTTAATACTATTAATCCACTTTCCTTATAACCAGTTCCGTATGTCCTATCAAATGTTCCTAGTTCTTTACAAATACTTTCATTTACTTTTTTTGCATAAGATCTAGATACTGTAGAACCTGTATTGATTATTACTTCAGTTCCATTTGCACTAGTACTATCACTGCAATTTAAATGTATCTCTACGTATAAATCAGCACCCCAACTATTTGCTTGTTCTGCTCTTACATAGCAATCTTCATAGTTATAAGAATTAGCTTTATCAATTCTTAATAATTTTGCTTCATATCCATTTTTATTTAGTATTTCGACCAAAATAGGTGCTATTTTTCTAGTTTCATCGCTTTCATTTAGTAACCCTACTGCACCACATCCAGCAACTCCACTTGCAGTATGTCCTACTGCTACAGCTATTTTTTTCATGCAATCACTCTCCCTAAATTTTGATATAAAAAAGGACCATATAGGCCCTCACAATTATTCTGATTTATTTAATTGCTTATATGTTTGGTTTACTCCAACAGCTACGCCCCAACAAAGTATCCCATATAAAATTCCATTAACAATAGTATCTAAAGCTACTTTATATTGAGTATTTATAATATTTAATAATACAGCTATAGTAATTGAAAATAACATTAGTAATGAAGTTATAAACTTATCTGGAACAGTTTCTAACTTTTTAAGAAATACTCCTACTACATATGTTGCAACAATAACGATAATTAAAAATTCTGGTATAAAAGTCATTAAATTTTCCATTTTTAACACGCTCCTCTTTCTTCTTCTAATCCATCAATACGCTTATGCGCTGATTTTACACTTTCTTCATTTCTTATAATTCTCTCTTTAAGTTCTGTTACTTCTCTATCTCTAGCTTTGTTATCTAGTCTTATCTCGTCAACTGCTGTAGCTATATAATCTAACTTCGCTCTAGTTTCTGCTTCTTCTCTTGTATCTGCTCTAATATCATGCCCTCGATTCCTCTGAAAAGTAGCATAACTTATAACAGCTCCTACGATTGTACAAACTAATGCAATGCTTATTGTTTCCATCTTTATACCTTCCTTTTATTTTTTGTATTAAAAAAGAAGCTAGATTTTACTCTAACTTCTTACTTTATTGGTTTATTCTAAGTTTTTAATGCAATACTTTAACTATATTGATTAGTTATTCTCTTTATTTTTATAACGACTTATAAAGTCTAAAATAATAGCTATAGCAAATAATACTAATTTACTAATTTTATTTATTGTTGAAAAAATACAAACTATTATTAATATTACTGATACAACATCATATATTGATAACCTAATTATAAAATTAATATTTTTAATTTGTATTTTTTTAATCATATTAACACTCCTAAATTATAATTCTTTTTGAGAATAGTATAAGTAAGCAAAATCTGATAGATTATCTGGAATATGTTTAGGTATCAACTGTTTATCAATTCTTAACTTTATTGATGATGCTGCAAGTCCTAAAGATGCCAACATAATTGAATTGCCTGTTTCTTTTCCAATTATATATCCAGCCCCACCTATAATTAAACTGTTAATATCAATATTAACTTTCACTGATCCTAATAATTTTTTTATTTTAGATTCATTCATAACTTTATTTATAGCTATAATCTTCTTTTCTAAGTCTTTTATTGCAACTGATTTAGAAATATCTATATCTCCTGAATTAATTATAGATAAATATATTTTATCCATACTATTTCTAAATTCCATTAGTTCATCTCTTCTTTTTTCTTTAAAGTTAATAATATCATCTAATGGAACATCTGTTGCAGGTATAGGTAAACTATTATATAGATCTAATATTAATGTATTCTTTCTTTCAACTTCATCTTTTGGTAATAATAAGTTTAAATTACCTTGTCCTAAAGTCCATCTTTCATTTTTATTAAGATTATTATTATTCAAAGCTTGTATTTGAGCATTTAAAAACAACTCTTCCATATTTATTATACCATTACAACTACAATTATATTTTGTTCTTTGTAATAAATTTAAACTTTCTAAATAATCAATATCATTTGATGTACAATGTATTATATTATTTGTAGGAAAATCTATTCTATCCCAATATAATAAATATTGTCTCAATTTTAAAGGGTCAATATCACTACTCTTTAAAAATAACTCTGATCCTTTTGCTTCATATTCTGGTGCTACAACTATTCCCCTTAGAATTAATTTCCCTCCACTATATTTAAATTATTTTTATCTTATGATATAATAGAGGCAACAGAATAGACCTCTATTATAAAGAATTCACTGGATGGCAGTCCATAATGTGAATTCTTTTTTATTTTACAATAAGCAACTATAAAAGGCAAATTTAAGCAATAAAAAAAAAGACTAGTATTAACTACTCTTGTAAGATCTTTAATATTAAGTTTTACGAACAATATAAATCAATTGCATTCTAAAATAAACTTAATAAGAAACTTTCTATAGTTGGTACAATATATTCATTTCCAAATACGCTTAAATGTGTATCGTCATTATTTCTATATACTAAACCTTTTCTATTTCCTACACCATTTACACCACTTATATTATACAAATCTAGACATGGTATTCCAAATTGAGCACATTTTCTTTTTATTGCTTCTGCTCTTAATTGAAGAGATAAAGTATCTTCAGTTGATTTTTTATCAAGTTCACTTCCAGCATTTTCAACATTATATAAATAACTATTACTCATTTGTAAAGGTGTAAAGAAAGCTATTTTTTTATTAGGGTATTTATTAATAAGACCTTGAATTAAAACATTTAATGCCCCGTAAAAAGTCGATGTATCTGTGCTATTCCAACTTCCCAGTTTTACTGCATTATCATTTGTTCCTCCCATCACTGTAATTAAATCTGCACTATCATTCATTTTTGTAAATCTTTCACAAAAACAATTTCCAGTGCTCCAAGTGGAACTATCATTACGATTATAACCAATTTCATCAGCATTTAACTTACCCCAGTTGTAATCCCATAAATGTCTGCCATGTGTATGTGCTAATGTAGTACCGCTGATTCCATAACACGTTGCTATCATTTTATTTTTTTCAGCAATTATTTGCCACCACGTCGGTTTGGAATAATCAACACTAGACATACTATCACCAAATACATTCCATACTAAGTTGTTTAATTTACTTTCTTCTATACCTAATTCTTTAATTAATCCAACTTTAAGAAAGTTCTCAATAGTAAAAATATCATCAATTACAGTATTTCCTTTGCAAAAAACTATATTTTCAACTGTTACATCAATAGTAAACCTAATATATCTTGCATTTTTCGGAACTGTTATAGGATTAGTCCATCCACCATAGTCTCCACTAATATAAGTTTTACTCGAATCATAAAAAGCATAATTTAAATGTATGTTAGAACTATATTTTTCTGCAACTTCTACCTCTATATAATCTGTAGCTTTATAATTTTGATAGCTACCTATATTACTTACAACTTTTCCAGTTGTTGGATTTATATAAGTTCCTAACGATTCATTTGTTGATTCATTATATAAATTTGTAGCAGTATAGTTAAATCCTTTAATTTTATTAATGTTTATAAAATTATTATTCTGATTATTTAATAAGTCTTCAAAATTTTTATTTACACTATCTAAACTCTCATTGTTTAAACATTCTTTTAAATTTTCATCTTTAATCATATAACTATCATCTTCTCTTTCTTTAAGATAATAGTCCTCAGGATTCAATGTGTTTTCAAATGTTATAGCAATATATTTTGCATTTGATGGTGGTGTCAAAGGCTTTTGATATTGCCCTCCCCAATGCCCAATTATAAAGGCTTTATCAAGATCGAAATATGTTATATTATTGATAACATTTGTATATAAAATAGAACTTGAAAAAGGTATTAATTCAGTAGTTTTATATGAACTCTTTCCTGCCACTGCTCCAGTAATAGGATCATAATACCCTTGTATAAATGAAACTCCTTCTAATAAGTTTTTATTAATATCAATAAACTGTAATTTATCAACTGTTATACTATTTTTTTTAATTGTCATATTAGCAATAGTTCCGTCATTTATTTTTTCCTCTATTACAGTTTTTGTAGTATTAGTAACTACTTCTACAGTTGTCCCTTTTTCTGCTACATCATTAATCTTTATATTTAAATTTTGAACATTTGTATCCAATTGTTCGTCAAAATTATTCATTCTTTTGCCTAAAGTATCATATGAATTTCCGTTTTGATCTACTCTTGCAGCAACAACTTCCGCATTTGAATTCCCCTCGTTAATTATTAAATTGTTGAATGTTTCTTCTAAAATACTTTGTTTAGAACTAGTATTGGTAACTTCTTCATTCATAGCTTCAATTGTATCGGCCATTCTATCTCTAACTTCTCTACCAGTCCATGCTGCCCTTAACTTTTTTATTGCTTCTTCAACTGTTTTTCTAACCATTTATCTCTCCTCCTTCTAATACCTTTACTCTTGTATCTAAAGAAATAATGTCCTCATTTATCTTTGTTATAGATGTATTTATAGTATCTAAAGTATCATTAATATTAATTAAATTATCATTAATATTGATTACTGTTTCGCTTAAAAGTTGGATGCTTTCAACCATTTTATTTATTGTTTCATTTGTACTGTTTCCCAAGTTAGATACCTCCGAACTTACTAACTCTAAAGATTTAGATGTTGTATTTATAGCTTTATTAGCTTCAGAAATCCTAGAAGCTTGTACATTTACTTTTTCTTCGATTTCAGCTGCTTTATTAGCTTGTTTTTTAATACTTATTTGATATTGTTTTATATCTTCCTCTTTATCTCCTAATGTAATACTAGATTTTTGAGGATTTTCAATTATTATAGTCTTTTCTATAATCCTAACTAAATAATCAATATCAAAAATTTCTACTATTAAAGGATGATAATTACCTACTTTGAATGTATCAATATCTAATCCAATAGTGGCAAGATCTAAAGCCGTCAATTTGTTAGATATATTAATCTTTTGAGAGTTTAAATATTCCTTACCTTTTCTTAATAATATTTCTGGAATAGTAACGTCATCAAATTTTATAATTCCTTCAATCACCCCAAACATTTCAATAGCTTCTAAATCTTCTATGTAATCTAATCCATTATTTACAGATTTAATAGTTAATCTTTCTTCAGAATCAATTTCATTACCTTCAGAATCAACTTTCTTTAATTTTGTTCCTAAAACCTTTATTCTTGTATAAAAATTTGATGGATCTTTATCTCGTGTTAAAGCTTGTATATTTTTCCCTAACCTTATATCAGTCTCAGAAGTTGAGCCAATCTCTTTTAAATAATCAATATATCTAATATCATTTTCGTATCTTACCTGGAGCTCTCCACCTAAATTGCTTAATAAGTCATCATTTATATTCTTCCAACTTGTATCATAAGATAAATATCTAAATATACTGTCATTGTTATCTTCAACAGTTACTTCTCCTAGCACAAATCTTTTACTATCATCTACAACTGAATTATGTTTATCTAAAATTACTTTTAAATATTCCCTAGGTGAAATATTATGATACTCTCCATAGTCTTGATTGCTATCATGAAGATAAGCTAATTCACTTTCACATACAAAAGATTTACTAACTAATCCACTTGTACTTAATGATTCTGTTGGTGTTAATACTCTCCCAATAAATTCATACATATTAGTTAATGTATTATACACTTTAACAATTGTTTTCATAGGAAATATTAAATTATATCCTATGTTATTAGGTAAAATGGTAAAAGAAAAACTGTCAATCGAGTTTATACCTTGCTTGACAGTTCCAGTTATTCTTTGAGCATATTTATCTGTACTTACTTCATTTATTATTGTCTCTATATTGTTATTTTCTATAGTTACCTTATACATTATAATAGCTCCTTTCTAAACCTAAATTCTATATTACCATTTCCATTTACCATGATAGAATTTGGACCTTTATTTAAATAAATTCTATTATCTTTATTTTCACCTATATTTAATTTATAAGTTGAGTTATTTATTGTTATTTCCATTACTGAATCACATATAATTTGAGGTATTATTCTATTAACTCCATTATTGTATAAATTAATATTCTTATATCCATTAATATCAAATTTAGTTTCCTGCAATACATCTAATTCAAAAATAAGTTCATCCCAAGAAATATCGCCCTCATAATATGACGATATTTTAAATGGATAAGCTTCTAGCTTTACTGTTAATTGTCCATCATGTAGATTTTCTTTCCATGAAGCTTCTACAACTTCAGCTAAAAAATAAACTCCTGGAATGGTGTCATCATAAAATTCTTCTTTCCCACCATCCATTAACCAAGCCAGAACATTAGCTTTTTTTATATTCATATCACTCTTACTTTTACCTATTATATTAAAAGTATAAGATAAAGCTCTTTCATTATATGTTTGCTCTCCATAAAGTGTAGAAAAATCGTAAGTTATATTAGAGAAAGGGATTTTCTCTGTAATTTTATTTTTTTTAGGAATCCCTATATCTCTTTTTGCAATAGTTATATTAAAGTCTCTATAACTATGCTTGTTTCCTTTTATAATTCCATTCATTACAATACTAATCCCCTTTCTGCTAAATTAAATCTTTTGCCATTTACAATATCACTAGCACTAGCAATAGTTTCAGCTATAACTTTATCATTAAGTATACTTTGGAATATAAATGTTCCTCCATTACTGCCTGCTAATAAACTTTCAGTTTCCTTAGCTGTATTTACTTTTGAACCAGTTGGAAGATTAACAAGTTCAGGTCCTTTTTCCCCTACAATAGCTAAGTTACCATAAGCGCTACCTGAGAAGTAATCTGTACCCTTTGCTAGCATAGGTATACTTGGAATATTTATTCCTTTTCCACCTATACCAGGTATCCAATCAGGTATTTTAAGCTTATTTAATCCCTTTATAAAACTATTAACTACTCCTATAACTAAATTTAATGGAGTTTTGACTGCACTTACTAACCCGCCGAATATACCTTTAACAGTACTAACTATTCCACTAAATGCTTTTGTAAAATTACCACTAAATACTCCAGTTAAGAAGTCAGTTATACCTACTAATACTGGTTTTAAAAAACTATTCCATAAATTAGAAATTAACTTAAAAGCTGAATCTACTGCTGGTGCAATTATATGATTAAAAACTAATTTAAAAGCTGGTGCTAAAACATTATTTATAAATTGTCCAATAGCATCAAAACAAGGCTTTAAGTTTTCATTCCAAAATGTAGTTATATCTGTAACCATTTGAGAGAAAAATCCACTAATTGCAGGCATACGTTCTGCAAAAAAGTCAGCTACAGTTCCAACAACTAAAACTATAAAGTCAAAGATAGGTTTCCCTAATGTTTCCCATGCAATCTTCATCATATCCCATGTTGCTTGAAAATATAATTGTACTGCTCCCCATATAATCTCCCAATTTTCTTTTAATGAATTTATTAAAGGTGTGATTGCTTCAATTATAGGCTGTCCTACTGTTTCCCATACTGTCTTTATAGCATTTATAACAGTATCCCAACTTATATTAATTTCGCTAGTTACAGTTTTAAATATATCATTTAACCAAGTAATTGTTTCACCAATAACATCAAATGTAGTCCATAAAACATCTTGAATAACAGGCATTTTATCATTAACCCAATTTAATATGTTATTTAAGACTGGTAAAAACTTTTCCCCTAAATCAATCATCATAATATCAAATGCATTTTTTAATTTAGCAAAATTGTCTTTAATATTATCAGTTTGTTTTTTAAAAGCATCCTCAGTAGCACCTACTGCATTTCTCATTGCATTAGTCTTTTCTGTGAAGTTTTCTGCCTGTGCTCCTGTAAGTGCTAAGACTGCATTTTTAGCTTCAACTGAACCAAATAATTCACTAAAAGCTATTTCATTACCACCTACACTTTCTTTAAGCTTATCAAGTGTTCCTTGTAGTCCTAAAGATTCAATCATAGCTTGACCGTTTTCATAGCCTAACTTTTTTATCTTTCCTGTCATTGCAGTTGTCGGTTGTAACATCCCTTGAATTGTTGCTCTTAACTGTGTAGATACCTCTGCAGTATTACCTGTAACCCCTGTAAGAGTTGCCATTGCTCCAAATAGTTCCTCTTGGCTTACCTTCATTGTTGATGCTAATGGAATTACTTTACCCATGCTTGATGCAAGTTCTGGGAATGAAGTTTGCCCCAACTTAACAGTTAAAAACGCCAGGTCTGATGCTTTTTCAGCTGCTTCTTTAGATGTATCACCATATCCTTTTGTTACTGCTGCTAATAAATTTACTGAATCGGTTACTGTTGCATTACCTGCCTTTGCTCCCTTACTTGCTGTTGCTAATATATTCATAGAATCAGCTGTTTCTCCAAATGCTGAAATTACCTGATATAACCCGTCAGTTAGTAATTCAGAACTAACTCCAGTATATGTAGATAAATTTTTAACTTCCATTCCTAAGTCTTGTATTTTCCCTTTAACATCACCATCCAATAAAGTTGCAACATTAGACATTTGATTTTCAAAATCAATAGCTGCTTTAGTAGCTACTGTACCTAATGCAACAGCAGCAGTTCCTGCAGCTGCAACAACAGCAGTTCCAAATTTAGCTACAGTTCCTACAGCACTTAAGAATTTACCTGCTAACCCTTCAGCTTTTTTGTCAGTATCACTAATACTCTTATTAGCTTTGTCATTATCAACCATAATACTACCAAAGAGTTTAAATACTTCTATTGCCATTACTCCTCACCTCTTTTCTGTGAGATTTTATTTTCTATTTCTTCAGCCAGTAATAAAAGCTCCTCTTTTGTTACTTTATCCTCTTCTACTGATTGATTTTTAATTATAAGTTTACTTTTATAATCTTCAAAATTAATAAAGTTATCTTCGGTCATATTCTTATAGTCAATTAACCATCTATCCCATATCCTATCCTCTATTTCTTTATCATAAGCTTTTAATATGATCTCATAACCTTCTAGAAAATGAAGTTTTAAAATATAATCAATGTTACTATATCTACTTAATAGCAGTTCCTCAATTTCAATTAAATCTATCGAACTGCTAATTTTAAAAAAGCTTTCCACTTCTCAATATCAACTATTTCTAAAATATTTTCTACTAAAGTAAATAATTCAACTTTACCCACCTCTTCTGGATCTATTTCTAAAGGTCCACTTAAAAAGTTATATAAAGCAGGTTCACTATTTTTTTCAGCAAACTTTTCAATTACAGTAAATATTAAATCAAATCCAGCTTCTTTTACATCTGTATTCTCATTTACTGATGTAGATAATTTCTTAATATCTTCTTTTATCCCAATTTCTTTTATTAATCTAGCTAATGAAAAAACATCACTTGTATTTAACTTTCTCACTTATAATTCCTCCTAAAATAAAAAGAAGGTGCAAGCACCTTCTTTTAAATTAATCTGCAAATTCTACTTCCCAAGGCTCATAATCCTGTGGTGAATTATCTAAATAACATCCAGTATAAGATAAAGCTGAAATAACCTCATCTTTATCAGCTAATGTCCAGTCAAAATTTTCAAGGTTAATAGCATTATCAACTTTAATTACTACCCCTTTACCATCTTTTGTTTTACCAGTCCATTTTACAAATTCTTGATAATCTGAATCAGCTATTTGAGATGTTCCAGTGATAACTGTTTTACCTTCTCCTTTTGTAGCTTTTAATCCTGCATACATTTTTGGTAGGTTTTCTGGAATAGCTTCTAGTACATTCATTATTAGCTTAGGAACTGACTTATCTATTACGGTTCTTCCTTTAACAGGTCCTCTATCCCCATCAGCTTCAATTTGCCTCACTTCCCTTTCTACTGTAAACTGTCCTCCACCTCTAGTAAGAGCTATTGGAGTATCTCCTATAGAAAATACACCTTTCCCTAGTATAATTTTTTGCGCTACCATTTAACTCACTCTCCTATATAATAATTTTGAATAGAGAACTTTAATTCTCTTCTTTTAATTGACTTATCTTCATCTGGAATTGAACTTCTACTTATCTTATAGAATGTTGGTAATACTGTATCAGTTGGATTATTAATACAATCTAGCCTCTCAATATTATCAGCTATGGTTTCAACAGTTTTAGTACTCGTGCCTTTATCCCATATACTGATAGTTAAAATTAAATCATCTCTATAAGTGTTATTGAAATCAACTGAATCTAACTCATAAACTATATAAGGGTATCTTGCATCATCATCAGCATTTTCATAAAATACATTCTTATTAAATTGTAGTAATAAACTTTTAATAACTTTTCTTAATTCTAATGTTTTACTAATCCTCAGCACCTCCCTCATATTCTTGTTCACTAACTAAAGCTAATGCTCTTGCTTCATCTTCTAAAGCACTAAGATATTTAGATTCAATTTCAACTATTTTAGGAATATTTTCATTTACTGTTTTTTGTAATAAACCTAATTTCTTAGTTTTACTACTACCGAACTCCTGAAATGCTCCATAAAAGGCAAATGGTTTTATTCCAATTTGTAAATCACATTCCCTTTTTCTAACCCAATATTGAGTATATTTTCCTACTCTTCCTTTTTTGCGTTTAAATAGGCCATAGTAATTACTTCTAAACCTATTACATAGATACTTACCTACATCTCTAAGTGCTGCTCTAGTAAGCTCATTTAAAGTATAATTAACCCTATCAACATTTGAAATATATTCTATATTCCCTTTTTTTATCTTAATTACACTCTTAGGAACTGGCATTATTAACACCTCTTACTAAAGTTAATTCAATTCTATCTGAAGATTTTTTATAAGTTCTTAAAACTGTATATTCTTCTTCACCAAATCCATCATCATATTTAACATACTTTTCTTTATTATAATCAGCTAACATTAACTCCAAAGTAACTTCTGGTTTCATACCAACAGCTTGAGCTTGATAAAATTCACTAGATTTTATTGATTTTTCATTACAGTAAACTTCATTTTCATAAATTATAGTTTCTATTAAGTCACCAATATCATCAGTTTCTTTTATTCTCTTACCTAAATAACAAACATCATTCCACATTATACTCACCACATAAACTTAAATGTTGCTTTAACATGTCATAAGACTTTTGATATTTTTCAGAATCTTTATTATCAAGTCCAAAATTAGCCTTACAGTATGTTTTTACAGCTTGAATTATTAATGGATCCTCTTCATCTAAATTTTTTACACCTGAAATATTTAAATCGGCCTTTGCACTTTCTATTAAATCTTGTATTTCTAAATCTAATGAATTTGATTTTATTCTTAATGCTAATTTAACTTTTTCTAACATATTAATCACTCCTTAATGAAAAAGAGCTACTATTCAGTAGCTCTTAATATTTCTATAAGTTGTGCTTTACTCATTGAAGAATAGCCAGTAACTTCTTTTTGTTTAGCTATGACTTTTAACTCTGCTACTGTCATTTCATCTAATGATTTTTCTTCATTTTGTGGCCCTAGTGAAAGTTCACTAGCTCCACTTTCTACTTTTTTAGCAATGCAAATGATTTAGTTGTTACCACATCACCATCAATTAAAGCATATCCCATGTAATCTGTTGTTCTTGCTTTAACATGATCATCAGTATATATTGTCATATTCTCATTTATGTTCATTACATACCCTTTTGATACATTACCTAATAATACTTGTCCATCACTTACACCATCTTCTTCTTTAACTGGTACTCCAAATATTCTTCCTACCCCTCCAATAGTTGCATCTGGAATAAATATAGATTTCCCATCTCCATCCTTAATTGCAGCTAATTGATTCCAAATCGTTGTGTTATTAGCATAGAAAGATGAACCATTAATATATCCACTTTTAATTTTACTCATTAAAGTTAACATATTTTCATAGCTTATTGTTCCTGTATAAGTTATAACTTGTGGCGTACTTGATTCAGCTTTTAATGCTGTAGCAATCCCCTTAGGTTGTGCTTTCCACTCATCTGAGTCTCCTGGTTTACCTTTACCATCAATCATAGCTTTTGCAATTGCATTACCCATTTTTTCAGCTAACTTAGTTGTGATATAAGCTAAGAATGCATCTATTGACATTTTCTTTAATTTCCAAGAAATTTTAATAGATTTAACAAGTTCACATCCATCTAATTCTATAGTTCCAAATCCTGCCTCTTCATCATTTCCTTCTGCATCTTCATCAACCCATTCAGCATCTGACATTGCATTTTTTTCTTTGATTATCGTTACTTTTCCTGGAATAAATGTTGGTGTTATATCACCAAATATAGGATGAGCTTCTCCTATTTCTGCCCAAATTCCTTGTCTTACTGTTTCTGGAACTAATACTGTATGTTGCTCTGCTGTTTGAGTAGCATTTCTAAAATCAGCATTTACTTTATTAAAAGTTTCAGCTTCCTCTTTATTTAACTCTAATCCCATCATATTTTTAGCAAATGCTGAGTTATACAATTTATTCTCATCTTTTATTTCTACTTCATTATTTAATTTGTCCATAATCTTACCTCCGTCTATAGCTACTGATTTGTTAGCTATATTAGTTACTGTGTTGTTTTCATTAAAAACTCTTGAATTAACTAAGTTTTTAGCTTCTTCTGCTAATTGATTTTCAAAACTCTCCATTTCAGCTATATTATTTTGAATTTTTTTAGCTTCCTCTAATTTATCTTGAGCTGCTTTTAAATCTGTATCTCTTAAATTTCTAGCTTCATTTAATAATTCTGATTTTTTATTTCTTAATTCTTGTAATGTCATTTTAGTTTTCCTCCAATATTAATAATTCTGTGTCAAAATTAAATAATTCTAATTCATTTCTATTTCTCATAACATCCTTTGGAATGTTACAGAATTTTTCTAGATATTCACTACTACAAGCAACTGCTTGTAATGAAGTCTCGACTTCTATTTTAAAATACTTTTCTGCTTCATCACTTGACATCCAAGTTTCATTATTAACCATCTCTTCAATAGTTTTTATATCAACATTATCCTTGATATTTTCTTTATAAACTTGCATAATACACTCTTGTATTGAATCAAGATCTGTTGCCATCTTTCTAAATTCATCTGAATTATACATTCCCCATATTCCAAACATAGGTTTATGTATCATAAACGATGAACCAGTTCTCATTACAACTTTATCACCAGCCAAAGCAATAACACTTGCAATACTCGCTGCTAATCCATCAATATATACAGTTTTAAATCCACTGTGATTTTTCAACATATTATAAATAGTGATTCCAGCAAATACAGAACCACCACCACTATTAATATGAATATTTAAATCTTTACCTTTAACTCCATCAAGGAAATTTTTTACCGCTTCTGGATATTGATCTGTATCATCCCATGCTCCCCACCAGCTAGATACTATATCTCCATAAAAATATAAATCAGCACTATTTTCAGTTTGATTTTTTATTTCGAGGAAATTTTGTAAATTATCTACCGGAAATTGAATTTTACTCATTTTTAATCACCTCCTTTCGTTACTACTGCAGTATCTAATCTTCTTATTGGTTCATCTCCACCTTTTATAGGTGCTAAATTAAATACTTCTCTCCATTCATTTGGAGTTAAAGCACCTCTATCTACCATTTGAACTAATTGAAGTTTAGTATTCATAGAGGCATATTGTAAATTTGCTGCTTCAAATATTATTTTATTTCCAAAACCTCTTTCTCTTCTTGAAAAAATCTTTCTTGTATATTCATTGCTTAGTTGAATTGCAATAGGCTCTATTTTTGCCTCAAAATAACTGATCCATTCATCTTCTGTAAATTTACTTTGAATTATTTTCTCATTTGTTCCCAATAAAGAATATATTCTTTGTAATGTTTTATCCATTTGAGTAGCATTAGGAACATAATCTTTAGGTTCTACTTGCTTAGCATCATACTTTGCATCTGCAGCTGCAGCTCCTCCAGTTTCACTATCTATAGATAAATAATTATCTACAAATTCTTTAGTAGCCTTTTTTAAATCTTCTGGTCTTAAAGATTGTTTAAATAGTAATAACCATTTTATAGCACTACTATTCCTTATAGCTTTTACTATTCCTTGGTCTGTAGTTGTTACTATCTCCATTAATGGAGTTAACGCTTCTGCTCTACTTGTCCCAAATATATCATTTTCATTAAAATCTTGCCTTAAGTGAATAACATCAGAATAAGCAAATGTTACAATTTTCATATTTCTAAGAGTAAATCTTAAATATAATACTCCATTTTTATCATAAATAGCTTCAGCACTAGTTGCTGGAATAGGATATATTTCACATGGATATCCAAATTCATCTCTATTTATTAAAGCAAATGCATTATTGTTTAACTCTAATTGATTAATCATTTTTTCTAGTAACATTTGTCCTGTCATATATGGATTAGGTTCCTCTAAAAGAAATCTTATATATGGTTCTGGATTAATTACTATACCTTCTTGACTATTATTTCTAATATGTTTTGCTACTAATTTCCCTATAGCTGTTGCTCTAGGAGTTATGCAACTTCTTAAAATATCACTTTGATATATTTTCCCATTCCATGAATAAAAGCTATTACCTTTATCTTGTATTAATTGACATCCCGATACCACTTGTGTTTTTTGTGGTATCATATTTTTAATCTTATCAATAAAACCCACTTTATCACCCCCTTTCTAAATCATATTTTCATACTCAGCCATCCTATTTTTTAAAATTACATAAGCTATTATCAATGCTATGGCTCCATCAATTCTTTGAGTTGGATTAGCTCCCTTTATTGGTTGAATATTACCATTAATATCTGTTTTAACTTCTATATTAGTTAAACACCATTTATCAATACTATTATTGTTATAAATAACTTTATGTGCTTTTAAATCTGCCTTTAATTCTTTCATAGGAGATGATAAAGTATATACACCTTGTCTTACTTTCTCCATGGCATCTTTCCCAAATTCATTTTGATATGCTTGTAATAAACTATCATCAACATGCCATGGATCATATCCAATCCAAGGTATATATATGTCATATTTATCTCTCATTTCAACAAACCACTCTAACATATGAAATTTATTTACTTTATTACCAGGGCAAACTCTTAATAAACCTTGTTTTTCCCAAAGTTTATAAGGTACTTGATCAGCTTCTTTATTAGTTTCTTCTTGGTTCAATTTTTCTTCAGGAATAAAGTACATTGACATAACATATATATTGTCATCATTAGGCCTCATACATAATAATTTAGCTGCTGATAAGTCAGTTGTTTCAGCTAAATCAAATCCTCCGATTCCATATCTGAATCCCATTTCCTTAATATTAAAAGTAGTTTCATTATTAAGTTCATCCCATCTTAGCCAAGCACTTGATGAGTTTTCAGTCATGTTAAAATCTTTTACCATTACTGTAGCCTTAAATGCATCATCTGCTTTAGCCTTATTAACACAATCTCTTAAAAACTCAAATTTCTTTATTGTTCCTAAGCCTGGATTTGCTTTTATCCAACATTCTTCCTTATCCCACTCATCTCTATCATCAAGTTCATAAATAAAAGCCAAGAATTTATCATCCTTGACTTTTCCATCTAAAACTTTACATGCATATTCATACTGAGAATCAAATATTGAATTTCTAACAAATCCATTTGTTGTTATACAATTTAATAAAGGTTGTCTTCTTGCAGACATTGACTGTTTCATTAAATCATATAAATCTCTATTTTTTATTGCTGCTAACTCGTCTATAGTGACCATATGAGCATTTAATCCATCAAGTCCATTGGTATTGCTAGCTAATGCTTTAATAGATCCATAATTAAAATTGATATATAAATCAGATTTTCTTTTTTTAAAATGTTTTGATAAAGATTTTGACTGTTGAATCATTTTATAACATTCTTGGAATCCCTTATATGCTTGGTCTAATTTTGTAGCAACATTATATATTTCTGGTGAACCTTCTCCATCTCCAACTGCCATAAATATTTCGTCTGCTGCAAGTTCTGTAGTCTTACCATTTTTTCTACCTCTAATATCTAAGACTTCATTATATTGTCTTAAATATGTATCTTTATGAACAAATCCAAATACTGCTTGATGCTTAGCTTTCTGAAATAGCTCTAATTTTAAATTTGCTCCTAATTCACCTTGTGCTTGCTTAATAAAAGTTTCAATGAACTCTATTGGTAAGTTTGCTAACTCTTCATCAAATATATAAGGTTCATATTTTTCAGGATGATGTAATTTATCTACTAGCATAGAGTAAACTTGTTTTATTCTATGACATGCAACTATTTCACCACTCATAATTTTATTATAGTATTCTTCTATATAAGTCATTTCTTAACTTTTCTCCTGTTAAGAAATTCTTTTAACTCATCATTTTCTTCTTTTTGTTCTTCTTCTGGCATATAATCAATTAATTGTTTCATTACATTTGAATATCTTTGAATCATAGTTGAATAAATTTTTGTTTCAGGTCTTTCTCGATTTACAACTTGTGGTCCATTCTCATATAATTCAGTCATTCCATTTTTAAACAAATCTTCTCTTAATTCTTGAAGAGTTAATTTCATAAATGAAGCTTCAGTAACTAGTCCTTCAACAACTTTAACTTTATCTTTTTCTAAATCTTTATAAAGTTTTTTAATTCTATTTATTTCTTGTTTAATTTTCTTTTCTCTTTCTAATTGTTCGGATATACTCAAAAATATAACCCCCCTTTAGTTTTGAAAATTTCATGTGGAGGTAAAATTATGTCCCCCCTCCGACGGTCCCTCGTCAGCCCTCCCACATCTTTTATAGGGGGGGTTACTGTTCATATACTTCAAACCATTTGTTGATTATGTACTTCTGCAACTGCTTATCGCTTCGGCTATCATCATTCATAGCATTATCTATACATGAAAGTATATCTGTATTAATGAATACTAACTCTGCCTTAAGCCTTTTGCTAAGTATTATCCTTTCATTTTTATAAGGTAATGAAGCTATTATCCATATGTTCTTGCAATCAACTTTATTAGCTTCTATCTCTCTGTAAATAGTTTCTCTAATTGCATTGGCAACACTTAATAAATTATCAGGTGCATTAGTCTTACCTTCCATACTTATAGCTTGTTTAATTAAATCTAAGTCAACAACTAAATCACCATACTGTCTATGCTTATTAACATAAGTTGTTTTCCCTGCCCCTGGCGCTCCATAAACTATATACTTCTTAATTTCCTTTAACTCCCCATTTTCATCAAAGTATGTACCATTATTGGTAATCGGCTTTGACTTATTGAAATTTCTTTCTAAAGGATTAGTTTTCTTATGTTTCTCAAAGTGACAATCTCTACATAATAAAATTAAATTATCTTCTCCTAAAGCAATGTTAGAATCATTGATATTAATAGCATTTAAAAATTCCTTATGATGAACTTCTTCGCCAGGTCGTCCACACTCTTGACATATCCCATGATATTTTTTAAAAATATAATCTCTACATTTAATCCATTCTTTAGATTTATAAAATTTCTTAGCAAATTCTTTAGCCATTTTTACCTCTTTTTAAACGAATTTTATTATTTTTATATGTTTTATTGTTCGTCTTTTCCTTAAATAATGTTTTATAATATATTAAATCAAACATTTATTTTTTAAAGTTCTTACTAATATATGCAATTATTTTTTTACCTTAAATCCCTTACATATAAAAAATGGAACATTTATATGCCAAAATATAAAGGATTAGAGTATCAAATTGTTTAATGAATTTAATGTTCTTCCATACAATTCAATATCTAATCCTAAATATCTTTTAGTATATTCTACTGTGCTATGACCTAATAATTCTTTTACATAAAATATATCTTTGCCATTTTCCATCCAAACTCTATAAGCAAATGTTTTTCTCAAACTATGTGCTGATAAATTTATATCTCTTAACTTTAAATCTTCAGCAACATCTTTTAATATGTCAGTTACTCCCTTTACTCCTAAATTTCTTCCTTTTTGACTATAAAACATATATTCATAATCTTTTTTATTTTTTATATAATCTTTTATTTCTTTCTTTAAATTTGAAACTATCGGTACTTTTCTAATTTTTTTAGTCTTACCTTCTTCTATCTGAAAATATCCATAAGATAAGGCTCTTTTAATATCTTTTACCCTTAAAGTTACTAAATCTCCTACTCTATATCCAGTAGTAATTCCAAGAATAAATAAAATATAATTTCTATGGCTATGAGTTTTATTTTGAGCTTTTATATATGCCTGTATATAATGAATATCATCTATTCTTTTTATAGGATCTGCAGGCATCTTTTTTCCCATATTATCTCACCTGCCTAATAGCTCCACCAGTAACTCTTTTGTATGAACTATTTTTCATTAACTCCTCATAATCTCTTTTAGTAAGCTCTTTTTTAGAGTGTCTTTTTTTATTAGCCTTTAACCTACTATAAGTATCTGGTTGAGTTTCTTTAATTATATCTATTACTTTTATTTTCACACTCTCACCTTCTTCTCCTCAAAAAATAAAAGCACCTAAGAATTTCACTTAAGTGCTTTTGTTTAAAGGGGATTTTATTTAATTTTATATTTATAACATCTTACATTTATTGTAGTATAAGTTCTTTTTACTTTCCACTTTTTTGTCTTTATTTTGTTTTTATTTTGTCTTTATTTTTTCTTTTTTTACAAATATCCTAAAGAAATTGCAATTTTTCTTAATGAATCATTCTTAACCTTATAGAATTTTGCTTTACTAATGCACATATTAGATATTATTTGTTGATTAGTATAGGTATTTCTAAAATAACATTCCTCAACAATTTCTTTCTCTGTTATATCTAATAACTCTAAAGCTCTTGTAATTTTATCAACTTTCTTTTTATTATATTCTTCATCAATTACACAACTTTCAACAAAGCTTCCTTTCATTGTACTAGGATGCTTAACATCTTTAACAATTTCATGATTAGTAGGATAACCAAGTCCTCCAGCATCTACTGCAATTAATAGAAATGGGTATTCTCTTAAATCATTTTCTATTTTCTTTTTTATACTTATATCCATTTCATCACCCCATGTTTTTTACATTCTTTCTCAATATTTTTGAATTGTGCATTACATCTCAAACAGCTTTACAACTGTTCCATATTCTACTTGATAAGTTCCATTTCCATTATTGATTTTGTTAAACTTTTCTATTGCTTTTCTTAATTCTTCTAAACCATCTAATCTATCAATAATTTCTTCATCATATGCTTGTGCTTCATCTTCTATAATGTTGTCTATATCTAGTGAGAACGGCATAAAATAGCTTCCATAAGCGTATTCAGGTACTTCTAATCCTCTATGATTAAACCAATCTTCTAATTCATCTATGCAATCAAACCAGTTATCATGTTCTGGTTCATAAATATAATCTAAGCCTTCTGTAGCATATCCAATAACATTTACATTTTTATCTTTTAATTTTTCTTCCCAATTTACCATTTCGTATTTCCTTTCAAACTCTTATATTTATTAACGAGTATCAACCTTTACCTCGTATCTTTCTACCTCTATTGATGTTACTACACATTCATTTATCCAGTGTTTATCGTCTATTTCTGTATCAGCTCCAACCCATTGTCCTTTATGGTATAAATCTAATTCAACATCAAATAATTTTTTAATATCTTTTACCTTAACCATTTCTATTTACACCCCTTACTCGCAATATAATCAAATTGTTCTCCCTGGTATAAAAAGAACTTTTTCTGATATTTCAGAAACTTTTACATTACAATATCCCTTTTTGTATAGATCTTTAGCCTTTTTTATTGCTAAAGCTTTTGAAGTAAAAGGTACTTGTTTTGCACCTTCCCTACCTTTTCCTTTATAAATTACTACTATCATTTTCTAACACCTAACATTTTATTAATCTTCATATACAATTAAATCTATTATTCTAATTTCATCATAACTATTAGATATCCAAACTCCCAATTCTTCAAAACTTCTAAAACTTCTTATCAATTCTACATCTTTTTCACATTGGGTATATTTAACTTCCACCTTAAACATTGACATTTACTCCTTGTTTTTCAGTCATGGCAAGCATTAAATTAATATTTAATCTTTCTTTTTTTCTTTTTATAGCATTTACTGTTCTATTCAAGTCAATTGCTAATTCCTCATTAGTCTTATTTTTATTATTAAACAAGTACATTTCTTCTTGTAATGTCCATAGTCTTTTAAACTCCTTATCAGGAATTACTTTTAAAATTCTTATTTTTTCTATAATTGAAAACTCACTTTTATTTAATATTTTAGCTATTTGGTCACTTGAATATCCTTGTGAAAATAACTCTTTTAGTTTATTGTTCTCTTCATTTGTCCAAGCTATTTTATTATCCCTTTGGATTGGCCTATATGGACAATTAAGTTTATATAATCTCTTTTTTATAGCTGGTTCAGTTCTATTAAACTCTTTTGCCAAATCAGACCATGTGTATCTATAACTTTTAACTTTAGATATTAATAAATTATCTTCTTCCTTTGTCCAGATCCTGTTGTTATTTATAATTTTTAAGTTTTTCTTATCTAAAATACGCTTTTCTTTAACCCATTTAGGTTCTTTCCCTA